AGCTCATGAACGAGAAATGGCTAAAATGCAAAATGAACAAGCTATGCTTATGGCTCAAAAAGGTTTTCAATCACAAGAAAAAATAGCAGCTATTGAATTGGAGGGTACTTATGCAGAAACATTTGCACAAGAACGTCAAGCACTTTATGAACACGATGCAAAACTTGTACACGATGCAGCGCCCTGGGTTAGAACTCTTAACGCAGCTGTCCGCCCTATTGTTGCTTTCACTTTTGTAGGATTACTTATATTTGTTGATGTAGCAGGTTTTATTTGGGCTGTTAAAACTGTAGGGTTTAGTCGTGAGTCTATGGACGTTATATTTTCATCTGATGAAATGGCTATTGTAGGCTCTATTATTGGATTCTACTTTGGAGCTAGAACTTGGGAAAAGAAATAAGTGAATGTATCAAAAGCTGGTATTGCTCTTATCAAACATCACGAAGGCGTGCGTAGTCGTCCCTACCGTTGCCCCGCAAATCTGTATACTGTGGGCGTCGGTCATTTGATCGGTGATGGCAAACATTTGCCTGATTCTTGGAACAGAACTTTTTCGGAAGCTGAAATAGATGGAATTCTTAAATCCGACCTACGTCGCTTCGAGTTGGGAGTACATAAGATGCTACCTAACGTGCCTCTTCGACAACATGAGTTTGACGCTCTTGTCAGCTTTTGCTTTAATTTGGGTCTTGGATGCTTTCAGCGTTCAACCATCCGTCAAGCGCTTCTTAGGAATGATAAAAAAGCGGCTATGGAATCGTTAATTAAATACTGCCGTGCTGGTGGTAAAATACTCAGAGGTCTACAAACTCGTAGGCTAGATGAAAAAGCACTCTTTGAAGGTAAATAATGCCGTTACAAAAACTAACATTTAGACCTGGGTTAAACCGTGAAGGTACTGACTATGCCAATGAGGGTGGTTGGTATGATGGTGATAAGGTTCGTTTTCGTTCAGGCTTTCCTGAGAAACTAGGTGGTTGGTCCCGTCTATCTAATAATACTTATTTAGGTGCTGCTCGTAGCTTATGGAGCTGGGTAGACCTAGCAGGTAGCTTATATATTGGTGTAGGGACTAATGTTAAATACTATGTTCAGTGGAGTGGTGGTTACTATGATATTACACCTTACTACGTTACTAATAGTGTATTAAATCCTTTTACAACAAATTTTCCTACTAATACTACAACGGTTAAAGTCACTGACGCTACTTATCTACCTAATCCTGGTGACTATGTTGTATTCTCTGGTTCTTCTGCAGTAGGTGGTATATTAGCTGCGACACTTAATACAGAATTTAAAATATTAACAACAGACCCTACTACAACTTCATATACGATTGAGGTTCCTGCAGGTTTAGGTGCTACGTCAGTTGCAACAGGTGGTGGTACAGTTTCGATTAATTATCTAGTGCCTACAGGTTTAAATACTTTTATTGTAGGTACAGGTTGGGGCTCTAGTCCATGGGGGTATGGTGGATGGGGCTTAGCTTATGCAGGTTCTATTGGGTATCAACTACGTTTATGGACAGCGGATAACTTTGGTGAATTCCTGTTACTAGCTCCTCGTGGCGGTCCAATGTACTTATGGCAATCAACGGGTACATATACTAATGGCGCTACAGGCGCACTTACAACACGTGCTCAATCATTACAAACTCTATCTACAGCCGCTGGATATGCTGGTACTTATGTTCCTAATTCAACTTACCAAGTTGTTACTTCAGCTATTCAAAAATTTGTAATTGCGTTTGGTGCTAATTCATATGTATCTGGTTCACCTAGTACAGCGTTTAATCCTATGTTAGTACGTTGGTCAGATCAGCTTAATCCATACGAATGGGTGCCTGATATTACAAATCAATCTGGTGAGTTTCCGCTTACAGTAGGTTCATATATTATGGGAGCTAAGTCTACCCGCCAAGAAATTCTTATATGGACTGATTCCGCTTTATATTCTATGCAGTATTTAGGTGCGCCGTATGTTTGGTCATTCCAAGTATTGATGGAAAATATTTCTGTAATCTCTCCTAATTGTATGGTGACTGTAAACAATGTAACTTATTGGATGGGTGTAGAAAAGTTCTATATGTATTCAGGTACAGTTCAAACGCTACCATGTTCATTACGTCAGTATATTTTTGCTGATATTAACCAAGAGCAAGCTTATCAAGTCTTTGCAGGTGCTAATGAAGGGTATAACGAAGTATGGTGGTTCTATTGTTCTAATGATTCTGATTTAGTTGATAAGTATATTATATATAACTACCTAGACCAAGTATGGTACTACGGCACATTACCTAGAACAGCTTGGTATGATACAGGTATTATTCCTCAACCCGTTGCTGCTAATTATATTTCTGCATCTTCATTTACTGGATCTATATCAGGCACAACTTTAACAGTAACTAACATGATTTCAGGTACTATTAGTTTAGATGCTACGATTTCTGGTACAGGTATTTCAGCTAGTACACAAATTATTGATTACATTACAGGCACGGGCGGTGTAGGAACTTATACTATAAATAACACACAAACTGTAGCAAGCACTACTATTACAGCTGCAGGGGACTATGGACTTCTTTTATATCATGAAAGTGGTGTAGATGATGTTTCTGGTGAACAAGCAAGGCCTATTGATGCTTATGTTCAGTCTTCTGATTTTGATATTGAGGATGGTCATAACTTTGGGTTTGTGTGGCGTATACTACCAGACGTAAACTTTAACGGTTCTAATGTAAATAGCCCATATGTGACGATGACAATTAAACCTCGTCAAAACTCAGGTACACCCTATGGTACAGCTGATAATCCTACAGTCACAAGTAGTGATAATTTTACAACAAAAGGTGTATATAACATTCAAGAATTTACAGGGCAGGTTTATACAAGACTTCGTGGTCGTCAACTAAGTTTTAGGATTGAGTCTGATAGCTTAGGTGTTGCATGGCAACTAGGTGTTCCACGTATTGATATTAGAAAAGACGGTAGAAGATAATGGCTACCAATGATAGATCACGTATAAGACCTTCAAAGGCGCCTAACTTACCTGTTTCACCTACTGAGTATAGTCAGCAACATAATGAACAACTTTCAAATGCTCTACGTTTATATTTTAACCAAGTAGATAATTTTACATCAGCTTTATCTGGTACTGTAGGTGGCGCTTATTTACAAATACCTCATATTGGGGCATCAGATACTACTGATCAATATGCAACAGCTAATAATACACCCACTATTGTTAAATGGAATACGTTAGATTCTGGTTTAGGATTTACACTAGCTTCTAATGCCGCTACAGCAAACTATGCAGGTGTATATAAAATAGATTATAGTCTACAATATGCCAATACAGATAATGCTCAACATGATATAGATGTTTGGTTACGCATCAATGGTGTTGATCTTGCAGGTTCAACTAGTAAATTTTCTATTCCTGCTCGTAAAAGCGCTATATTACCTACTTATACATTAGCGGTATCTTTTGTGATGTTTACTTTAACTGCGAATGATTACATAGAACTTTATTGGGCAACGGACAAAGCATTTATAGTTTCACCTGCTGCAGATGGGGTATATATGGAATATAAAGTAGCTCAAACATCACCATTTGCTCATCCTTCAATTCCCTCTGCAATTGGGACTATAACGTTTGTATCGGCGCCCTATTAATGATATTATATACAAAAATAACAAACTGTTTTTTAAGGACCCATTATGTTTAACCCACGGTTTATAGGTATTCTAAAACATCCAGGATATAATGGATTTGACCCTTTAAGCGCTACCATAGCAACCACTTTAGCCGCTGAAGCTGCTGCACCTGCCATAGCTTCTACTTTAGCCGCTGAGGCTGTTATTCCTAGTATTCTAACTGGTATCGGTGGTATTGGCGTGGCTGACATTGCTGCTATTACAGCCGCTGAAGCTGGGGCATTGCCTATATTAGGTGGGACTATAGCTGAAGGTGTTACACCTAGTATCTTAACAGGTATTGGTGGTATTGGTGCTGGAGACACAGCTGCTTTAGCTTCTGCATTAGGCGGAGCTGCACCAGGTACTGTGGGTAGTACATTAGCAAGTTCAGGTCTTACAGATTTAGCAGCAATTACTCCAGGTACATTAGACCCAATTACAGGACAAGCAATAACAGATGCAGCATCAGCCACTACAAATGCAGCGCCAGGCGCATTTAATTCTAATCCAATCACTCAAGTAAATGAAGTTACAGGCCAAGCATATGATGTAGCTCAAGGTGTTAACCCTTCTGGACAAGTTAATCTAGCAGTTAATCCAGAAACAAGTGGTTATAATGCAGTAGGTGGAGTAGGAAATGCTCCAGTAGGCCCTCAAGGTCAAGGTTTTAATTTATCTCCTGAACAATTATCTAAAGCTATTCCTAACCAAGGTGCAGCAGATATTATGTCACCTAGTTTTGCTAAGTTTGGTCAAGGTGCTACAGAAGCTCAAGGTATTTTAGGTAAAATGGGTTTAGGTGGTTTAGAAGATTTCTACAATAAAAATAAATTATTAAGTAGTGTTGCAATGAATGCTGGTATGAGCATGTTAAATAATAAACAACCTAGTGTAGCACCTATTAAAAAATATGATGGTCCATTAAATAAATATCGTTTAGCAGCTGATTATAAATCTGTAGACCCTGTACCTAACGTATATAAACCTAGTTATGCAGCTGAAGGTGGTATTATGAGTTTTGCATCAGGTGGTAATACTGGCCCTTTTGGCGCGAATATCAATAAAACTACTGGCCCTTTTGGCACGGATATCAATAAAACTACTGGGCCTTTTAGTGAAAATTTTAAAAATAATTCTAGCATAGCAGCTAATACAGAAAGTGGTAACTATACTGGTCCTCGTTTTGTTGGTCAAGGCCGTGGTGGAATGTTAGGTATGTTTTTAGGGGACAGAGCACCTATACCTGCTCCAGTACAAGCTCAAATTTATCGTCCTGAATATCAAAACCAAGCTCCAACACAACCACAAACAAATGTTCCAGTATCAGCAGCGCAAGCAGACCCAGGTTTATGGAATGAATCTATGTACACTCCAATGTTTGCTGAAGGCGGGATTGCTTCATATGGTTTAGGTGGTGATGTTAATTCTAGCTATCCACAAGCTTATCAAGATATGACACAGTTTGCAAATCAAAACCAATTACCTACAGCTGCTAGAAATGTGCAGTACGAACCTAATACTAATCCAATGACAGGTCAAATGATTGGTTATGCTGACGGCGGTGTGGCAAGTTATGCATTCGGTGATTTAGTAGAAAGAGAAGAAAAAGAAGTTAGACCAAAACTTTCTAACCCATTACTAGAATATTATTCAAAACATACAAAAGCAAAAGAGATGATGGCAAAACCTGATGTAGGTATTTTCCATGACTCTGACCCTGATACTAGAAACTTAGATGCTCAACAAGCAGCTTTGGTAAGACTTAGAAAACAATTTGGTTATGCTCAAATGAAACAACCTAAAACTAATCTTAAAGAGATGCCAGCATTAGGTACTCTACCAGGTGTTAAACAACAAGTACAAGAAGCAGCGGGTGGTGGTATCATGGGTTATAGCTTAGGTGGCTACGCTCATGGTGGAAATCCAAGATTATTAAGAGGTCCAGGCGATGGCATGAGTGACAATATTCCTGCTACAATAGCAAATAGACAACCTGCTCGTTTAGCTGATGGAGAGTTTGTAGTTCCTGCAGATGTGGTATCTCATTTAGGTAATGGGTCTACTGAAGCTGGTGCAAAGCATTTACACAAAATGATGGACAAAGTAAGAGTAGCTCGTACAGGTAAAAAGAAACAAGGTACACAAATAAATCCTAGTAAATTTGTACCTGCATGATAGAAGTACAGACGGTACCTGATAACTATCTATATAGTATTTGGCCACTTGTTGAACCAATGCTACATAAAGCTTTAACAGTCAGTCATAACGATTATGATATTAACCACTTAAAGTTATATGTAACAAATAAAGCACAAACATTGTTAGTAGCAGTTGAAGATAATAAAATTGTAGGCGCTGCAACATTAAGTATTTTAAATTATCCTAACCATAGAGTAGCAACTATTATAGCTATGGGTGGTAGGGCAATAGTAAAACCCGAAGTATTTGAACAAGTCGTTCAATGGGCAAAGTCACAAGGTGCTACAAAAATTAGAGCAGCGGCACGTGAAGCACAAGCTAGACTATACAGACAAAAAGCTGGACTTGACACAACTATGTACGTAATAGAAAAACTAATATAAGGTTATAACTATGTTTAATAGACGATTTGTAGGTATTTTAAAACATCCAGGCTACAATGGCGGGGGTGATGGTGGTTCTCAGCCTACGCAATCTAATGTAGTTAATACTAATATCCCAGAGTATGCACAGCCTTATGTTGAGAACATGCTTGGTGCTACCCAAGAACAACTATTTAATGTTAATGCTGATGGGTCTTTAGGTTCACTTAAACCATATAATCCATATAGTTCTAATTTAAATGACTATGTGGCAGGGTTCTCACCGCTTCAACAACAAGCTCAAGCAAAAACAGCTAATCTATCTATGCCTGGTCAGTTTAATACAGGCTCTAATTTAGCATTACAAAGTGGTATTGGTTCTGGTCAAATGGGTATGCAAGCTACTCAAGCGGGTAATCAATACAACCAAATGGCTACTAGTCCGACTGCTACTCAAGCATTTATGAATCCATATATCCAAGCGTCTTTAACTCCACAGTTAGAAGAAATGCAAAGACAGTATGGTATTACAGGAGCACAACAACAAGGTAATGCTACTAGATCTGGTGCATTTGGTGGTTCTCGTGAAGCTCTTATGGCCGCTGAAAATCAAAGAAATAAAAATATGGCTATGAACCAAGCGATTGGACAAGGCTATGATAAGGCATTCCAAGCAGCTCAACAGGCTCAACAATTTGGTGCTAACTTAGGACTACAAGGCTTACAAACAGGTCTTACAGGTATGGGTCAAGCGGGTCAAGCGGGTGCTACGTTAGGTCAATTAGGTACATCTCAATTAGGTGCTGCTCAAGGCATTATTAATACTCAAAACCAAATGGGTCAGCAACAACAAGCCCAAGAGCAACAGAAGGTCAATCAAGCTATCCAAAACTACGCAACGGCTCAACAGTACCCACTCATGCAACTTGGTACTATGTCAAATATGTTACGTGGTCTACCAATGCAAGCTTCAACTACGCAACAATATCAAGCGGCTCCAAGTGCTCTTACACAAGGTATTGGTATTGCAGGTGCTTTAGGTTCATTAGGTCAATCAGGTATATTTGGAGCTTCTAAAAAAGAAGGCGGTATGGTTAATTCATACGCTGAAGGTGGTATTGCTTCCTATAATGTAGGTGGTAAAGTTAAAGCCGACATGGAAAGATTACCTACTGAAAAACTAATGCAATTACAAGAGACTGCTAAAGGTATTCAACTTAGCCAAATTAAAGAAATACTAAATGATAGAGCCCAAGGTGCTATGCAAGACTTTGCTCCTGGTGGCATTGTTGCATTTGCAAAAGGGGACGTAGTTGATGGTCCTGATTTTAGTGTTCCTGAAGAAGAACCTACATCTCCAATAGGAAGATTTTTAAATAGTTTAGATATAAGTGAACGCGTTAAAAAATCTGAGTTTGGAAAAAGACTTGCACGTAGTCGACAATTAGATGAAGAAATTCAAAAAACTGTGCCTACACTTATTGGTGGTAAACGAGGATTTTTTGATAAAGAAACTCCAGCACAACAAAAAGAATATGAAGCTACAAGAAAAGCTTTAGAAGCTCAAAAAGAAGCTTATCCTTATTTTGAACCAGAAGCTAAACCAGCTGCGCCACCATCAGCTAAACCAGCGGTAGACCCTAATGCTCCACCAGCACCACCGTCAGCTAAACCAGCGGTAGACCCGAATGCCCCACCAGCGGCTAAACCAAAACCCATAGTTGATCCTAATAATAGTATTTTAAATACTGAACAAGCTACTGGAAGCCCAGCGTTTAGTATGGCTAATATGGAAAAATATGCAACGGATGAAAAAGCTAAAGCAGCGCAAGCTTACATGGATCAAGTTAAAAATGCACCTATGTCCAAAGAGGGTCAAGAATTATATGATTCATATAAAGATAAAGTTGAAGGTGCTAAAACAAAAGAAGAACAAAGATTCTGGATGCACAGTGCGTTATTCTTTGCTAGATTAGGCTCAACACCTGGTCCAGTTGCGGTGGCTGCGTTAACTGCACTAAAAGATCAGTTACCTGAGTATATTAAAGATAAAGATGCATTAGAAGAATATAATGCTAAAACACAAAAAGCTATGTATGAATTATCAAATGCTGAGATGCTTAAACGTCAAGGTCAATTTGAAGCAGGTGAAAAAGCTAGAGTTGAAGCTCTTAAAAACTTTAACGATTTCTATAATAAAGCATCTGAAATTGAATATAGAAAAAAAGCAGGCGATGCTAGTTTAATTAGTGCTAAAAATAGAGGAGCTACTGCTGGACTTGGTGAAGAAAAACTTGACCTAGCAACAACAAGTGCTATTCAAGATAAAATTAAAGACAGAATAAAAGAAGAAGGTCTTGATAGAGATTTAAAAACATATAGAGGTAGCACTAGTCCTACAGGTAAAAGTAAATTTAATGCGGCTAAAGATAGGATAAAAGAAATAGAAAATGAAATGTATGATCGATACAAACAACCACGGCCAAATCCAATTGCTGCACCAAAAGGTAAAAACGCAAAAGACCCACTTGATCTAGGCATTTAAGGTAACTTAGCATGGATTTAAAACAATTTAGAGAGCAATATCCTCAGTATGATGCTGTGCCCGATCAAAAGCTGGCGGATGCTTTACACTCTAAATTCTACTCACAAGTCCCTAAAGATGAGTTTTATTCAAAAATAAATTTAGCTCCTCCAAAAACTAGCCTTGCTCGTGATGTAGGCGATATTGGTCTTAGCCTTGCTCAAGGCGTCGTTGGTCTTCCTGATATTGTTACAGGTCTTGCTGATATTCCTACTGGTGGACGTGTAGGTAAGAGTGTAGAAGAAGCTGAAAAAGCTGTCTTTGGTGGTTCAACTCAAGATGTAAGAGCTTACTTACAAAAATTAAAGTCAGAGCGTCAGCAAGCTAACGAAGCCAATGTATCTAAAGTCTTTGAAGAACAAGGCGTAGGTGCTGGTATTAAAGAAGCTATTACTAATCCAGGCGTTGTTTTAGGTACCGTTGCTGAGTCTATTCCATCTATGTTAGGTGGCGCTGGTATTGCTCGTGGTGTTGCAGGTACCGTTGCTAAACAAGTTGGTAAAAAAGCCGCGCCTACTATTGCTGCAGGTATTGGTGAAGGTACAGTATCAGCTACGCAATCAGTAGAGTCCATTAGACAAGCTTCTGAAACTGGGTTAATAACTCCAGAACAAGCCGCTATAGGTACGGTAGCTGGGGTACTTACTGCAGGTCTAGGTGTACTTGGTGGTAAAGCTGCAGCTAAATTAGGTGTTGCAGATATTGATGTATTAATGGCTGGCGGTGCTTCCACTGCTAAAAAACAAGCTATTCTCACTGCTGCATTAAAGAGTACTATAAGTGAATCAGTATTTGAAGAACTTCCTCAATCTCTCCAAGAACAAGCATTACAAAATGTAGCCCAAGGCAAACCATGGGACGAAGGTCTAGCTGAAGCTGGCGCTATGGGTGCTATTGCTGGTGGTATCATGGGTGGCTTTGCAGGGTCAATATCTCAAGCTAAAACAAATAGCCAAATAGCCGCTAAAAAATTAGAAGAAGATGCATTAGAACAAAAATCTAAAGAGAAAAAAGAAGTCAAAGCTGAAGAACCACCAACAACTGCTGAACCCGCTAAAGCTAAAGTAGACTTAAATGATTTATTAGGTGGTAAAAAGCTTACAGACGATGAATTAAATACCCCCGAACTTAATAAGGAGCCCACAAATGAATTTCCCATCAATCTCAAGAGCCCCGCTTACGAATCAGGAATTGGAAACGGCCCTGCAGTATCTGGAGGATCACAGTATGGAGCTTCCGCAGTGCCTCCAGCAATTAACGGAATTAGACTGGCTGGGGATACAAGTAGTGTTGGAACAGTTGAAGGAAGAACAGAAACAAAACCCGCTGCATTAACACAAGAACAAAAACTTCCAGCTGAAGAAAAACAAATTGAAGATGAGGGCACATTACCTTCTGACAAACAAAAGAAATCTCGTCTTTTATCTTTAAGTGAAATTAATAATCAGTTTGCTAAAACAGCCACTAAAGAAAGAGAAAATAAAGTAAATCAGCTAATGGTTAAAGAAAAGTTAACCAAAGAAGAAGCTGAAAAAAAAGTAAGTGAAAGATTTGGAATGTCAGTTTCTCAGTTGTCTCAAGAGGAATATGATGCCCTACATCCGTATTTAAAAACAGAAAATAGTGTAGGTAGGTTAGCACCCTTAACAAAGCAAAAAGGTATTGAAACATTAGCCACTGAAGAAGCTAATTTAAAAAAAGAAACAAGGGATGTAAAAGGATTTGATGCTGAACTTACTAGAATAGCTGCAGAAAAAACAGCTCTTGCCAAAGCAGCTAGAGAAGCTGAAATAAAAAGATTAAGAAGTGAGGGTTTAGGTGAAAGACAAGCTGCAAATAAAGTTGGTAATGTAGGTAATACTTACTATATTGAAAATGGTAAAAGAAAGATATTAAATTATTCTAAAGAAAGACCATATGAGCTTTTTAACTATGATTCTGAATCAGGTAAGTCAGTCGAAACTCAATTCATGGAGCTTCAAGAAAAATTTGATGGTAAAAAAGAACTAACACCTACTCAGAAAAAAGAAGCTAAACTACGTCAAGAATTCAAAGAGTCTTTATCGTCTGAAGAACAAGAAGCAGTAAATAAAAAAATTAAGGATAAAACAGCTAGTGAACTACTTCTTAATAGACGTGCAATAGAAGAGGAAAGAAAAGGCAAAGAAGACTCAGCTGAATATACAATAGAAGACGAAACTTTATCTAATGCTCCTTTCATCGAGGAACACGGTTTATTTGCCGTAGCTTCTCATATTGCAGATAAAGTAAATGAACTTAAAGGCAATGTAAAAACTGTTTTTGGAACTGTGCCTAATGGTAGGCCAGGCATGTTTAATCCTAATACTAATACAATTACTATTGACAGAGCTAACTTAAATGGTAAATCAGAAGCTCAAGTTATTGTTCATGAATTAGGACATTATTTACTTGACCATGTTATTGACAATAGAAAAAAACCTGGCGCTATTACTAAACAACAACAAGCTGCTTTAAATAGATTAGAAATTCTACGTAAACAAGTTGTAGCTAAATTAGGTCAAGATACTTTTGAAATTCCTAACCTAAAAGAATTTGCATCTGAGCTACTCAGTAATAGAGAGTTTCAACAAGCTGTAGCTAGTATTGAAGGAACCCAAGATTACCAACCTAAAAAAGGTTTAGTGCGTAAAATTGCAGAAGCAATCCTAGATGCATTAGGTTTAGATGGATTGAAACCAGTTATTCTTGAAGAGTCTCTTGACCTCATTGAAAGTATTATTACAGATAAAGCCTACACATTGCCTACCAAAACAATGAAAGGCAAGAAAATATCATTCGCTCCTAAAACCGAAGTAGATACTGTTGAAACAGAGCCACCTAAAAAAGCTGAAAAAGAACCTAAAGTATTTAATAGAAAAGAACGAAAAGAAAGACTTAAGGTTAAAGAATATCATAAGCCAACAACTATGGAGCTTTTAAAGAAAACCTTCTATGGTGAAAAAGCTTTAAAGAGTATAGTTAAAAAATATCAAAACGATAGATACCCAATCAAGTCTTGGCAAAAATATATCATGGGTGCGGGTCTACTTAAAGTAGGCGGTAAAAACTTTAATAATATCCATGACCTTGTTGTTACTTCAGCAGGCCAAGCTGATCTTAGATTTAAAGAATACTTAGATAGAGACCTTGAAAAACTAAATATTTTAATTGGTGATTATGCTAAAGCAGCTGGCATTGGTGTAGACGAAGCGTTAGGTAATTTACATGAATATGCTGAAGCTATACATGAACCAGAACGTAGACATATTAAATTTTTACAAACGGTACCTCTTGATAATATTAAAAATATCAGATTGAAAAACGGTAGTCTTACTAGCGCAGCTGATTTAAGAGAAGCTATATTTGATAAAGTATATTCAGAAGAAAACTTATCAGAATTATATGGTAATACTAATAAAACTAAAGGTGAAGTACTTAGACAAGAATTAGAAAAACTTGTTAAAGAACATAAAAAAGAAGGTGCTTCTAGTCCAGCTGGATATACAAGCACAAAAGAAAACTCATCAGAATATAATGTGGCTGCTGATCTTGATTCTCAAAATGTTAAAGAGATATTAAACGCTTATACAAATGATAAACATAAAACTCAAATAGATAAAGTTTTAAAGGCTTTAAAGCCACTACAAGAATCAACTGTTATGCTTAATAAATCGGCTAACTATGGTTCTAATGCATCAGATAATGCAATTAATTTTTATGCTTGGGAGAACTACGTCCCATTAAAAGGTAAAGATAGGGTAATGCCTGCTAATACTTCACGCCTAAATTTAGACGATGTTAGGTTAAGTAGAGAACTTGTAGAAGAAAAACATAGCTTTGAAGGTAGACAATCAGAGGCTAAAAATCCTATTATTCAAACTATGGTAGACGCTGGCCTAGCAGCAGCCCGTGCAGGGAGAAGAGACTTAACACAATCAGTTATTAATGCTATAGACCAAGGCCTTTTAGAAGGTAAGCCAATAGCTAATTATACGTCTGAACAAGTCCATAGTAAAAAAGGCATAGATGAAAAAACACTTAAACAAAATGGTTTAATCTTTAACTATAAATCAGATGGCTCTATGCAAGTCTATAAAGTTGAAGACGCTGAACTATTAGAAGCTATTCGTAGATCATATAAAGAAACTAATCCTATACTAGATAAACTTAATTCACTTACTAGCTTGGTAGGTCAATACCATACTCGATATAACCCCGCATTTCCAGTGCTTAACTATGTACGTGACGCATTAACTAACTCATTTAATATAGCTATTGATAAAAGTCCTACTGAAGCATTTAAATATATAAGTGCTGTATCTACTCAAATATTTGACGGTGGCATGGCTAAAACTTTACAGGCCGCCCATTACTACCATACATCTCAAATTGGTAAGCTACGTAAAATGGCTAAGGATGATCCGTATGTTACAAACTTACTAGCTTATTTAGACCAAGGTGGTCGCGTATCTTATATTCAAGGTTTATCAATAAAGAGTAACTTAGATAAACTTGGTAAAACTTTAAATAAAAATAAAGTTATTACTACTAAAGAAGGCATAGAAAAATTCTTTGATACTTACACAGATATGTTTGAGTTGTCTTCTCGTGTTGCAGCATTTGGTGTTGTTAAAGGTGAGCTCATGCAAAAGGGCTATAAAGAAGCTCAAGCTAATCAAATGGCAGCATCATATGTTAAACAATTAGCTAACTTTGAAGAGGTTGGTGAGTATGGTAAGGCATTAGGTTCTATGTTTATGTTCTTCCGCCCATCAGCAACAGGTGCAGTAAGGTCTATTGAATCTCTTGCCCCTGCATTCAGTAAATGGGAGACTGTTAAGAAATCTTTACCTACTGATGTATTTGGAAAAGAAGGAAGTCGTACAGCTGCTCAAGAAAAAGCTTTAGCTAACTATGAAGTAAGTTGGAAAAGACAAAGTCGCGCAGCTACAGGAGCTATGATGGCCTTAGCTGGAGCAGGTGCTACTATATATCTAATGTCCGCTGCTATGGGTGGTGATGATGATGAGGGACGAAACAAAGTAACAAGTGATGATTTATCTCGTTGGACTCGCTTTGCTAGATTTAATATAGGTAAAGGACCTAATGGAGAAGAACAAGTATTTCAAATGCCATGGGGTTTTGGTTCAGGTGCGTTTGCAGCGTTAGGTGCACAAATTATGGGTGCAGCAATGTCTCAGTCTAATAGTGGTGGTGAGATTATAAGTAACATAGCTGATATCGCAATAGACTCATTTATACCTTTACCTTTGTCAAAAATTAGCGCAGCTGATAAACCTGTAGCAAAAATTGTAGATACGCTTATGCCATCTTTAGCTAGACCATTAGTAGAATTCCAAATGAACTTAAATACGTTTGGCCAAGAGATTTATAATAATAGACAGTCTCGTTATGGCGATGCATATACAGGTGGTGATAGTATTCCTGATATGTATAAAGATACCGCTAAATTTTTAGTAGATAATTTTGGTCTTGATTGGAGTCCTAATACAATTTATTTCTTTGCTAATAATTATGCTGATGGTATAGCTAGATTCTTACAAAACGGATATGGTGCTGCCTTACTTGCTGCTGGTGAAAAAGATTTTGACAGAGCACAAAACATGGCTATATTCCAAAGTTTCTTTAGTAAGCAGTCTAATGTAGACCAAAGAGAATTTGCTAAAATAGAGGCAGATATTAAAGAAATATCACAAAGGTTAGAAATGTTTGAGCAAGCTAATCCTGATAAATATATTGAATACATAGAAAAAAATCCTTATGCTCAATCTAAAGTAGAAATATATAATGAATTAGTAGGTAGTGATCTTAAAGACTTACAAGAAGAAGCTAAAAATATCAGACTTAAAACTCCTGATTTAACTCGCCAAGAAAGAGCAAGTTTGCTTGCGGAAAATAGAGCTAATCAAAATTTAATAAAAATGAATATCGTAGATACTATGAAGATGTTTAAAGATTTAGAAGCTAACTAATTCGCCAAGCTCTAACGCCTAAGTGTTTATTCTTTATAGTAATGTAGGCTTTAATTTTTACCCCGTCTCTTTTAGCACCGCATTCTATAGCATATAACATAACTGCCGTATTGGTAGTAGGTATAAAAAAACTATCCCCTATTTCCATATACTTAAATGGGAATATCCATTCGGGCTCATGCAGCTCCATCAGTTACCTTTTTCTTAAAGCAATAGCACCATAGATTAAATTCATTACTACTTGCATCTTTCCAACTTTTAGTTAAACGTACTCTATCTTCTACCATTTCAATATCAGATTTAGCTAAGTGTTTTTTAAATGCATCTATTTGTACTTTAGCTTCGAATGCTAGGTAGTGATTAAATAATTTTCTTTGAATATATACAGTTTTAGTATCATCATCTGATCTTAATACTAAAGCAGTCTTGGGTTCCTCCGCAACTTTACCGTCTCTAATAACTAACATACCTTGAGAATTTTTTAGAATATATGCAGTAATTAAACTTTCAACATCTACATAATTAACTTGTACAACTTCTTTTTTAGTATGTTTAACAGCACCTACTATCTCTGAATAGATTCTTTCTAAATCAAAATTCTTTAGGATGTTATATTCGTTAGCCACATCTCCTGAACCAAACGCCATAGCAATCGTATTGTGATAAAACCTATCTGCATCATCAAAACCAATATCGCCTATAAATCTTTCGTACCATCTTTGAAATCGTGGACCAAACTTTTGATTCTCATCATCAAGGTCTCTTATGATTTCACCTTTTCTTTGTAAGTCATATATAGCTTGTATAAATTTAGGTCCAGCATGTCCAAAGTTATGCTTCATAACCTCAAAGGTTCTTCTACCTAAAGTAATATCATCTATAAAAACTTTAGGTTTAGTTATGTTAAATTCTAATAATCGTGCAACTTCGCCGTTGGGGTCTTCTTTAATACCTTTTAATCTTTGGTATAAGGAACTATTAGATGTTATAACAGCAATCAAACTAGCTGGTACTTCATATGCTCTTTCTGCATTAACAGATGATTGACCTTTAATTTTATTTTGACCAGATGATATATAGTGAATCAAATCAGATAAGTCTTCATCTTTAATGTTAGTAATCTCATCAATAGCTAAGGGTATATTATGCAATGCATTAGCACGTAGTCTAAGCCCTACCGCAGTTGCGCCGTTTGTTTTGTTACCTGCAATATGAAGTTTAGATGGGTCTGCCCACATACTTAATGCTGAATACATAGCACCTGTTTTAGATGAACCTGCATCGCCTGCTAAACAAATTGATATACCATTCACACTACTGTAAGACATAAGAGGTGAGGCAAATCCACATAGCATCATAAATGCATGTAGCTCAAGACCTGGAAGATTAAGATTCTGTACAGCCTCTTGCCATTTTTCAAAGCTACCTTCAGGTCTAATAAATTCACCTATGGGCTTTGTTTGTAATGAAAGTGGCGTATGCCCTATCGTGCCATCTCTTTTATATTCTTTATCGCCTAAAACAAATGAAGTTTTCTTCTTATCATCAGTCCAACCCATATGAGTACGCATAACATCAGCACTGCCATGATTCGTTAAATACGAACCCCACTCTACAATATAATCCATAAATAATGGTATATCCTTTCTTTTAATTTGAATATTTTTACCACCCATAATATCCATCGCCTTTTCAACTGAGAAAGCATATTTAAATGGAAATAAAAATGTGACAGGTGGGTCATTAGGAAAAGTTGCTGTAAACTCTAAACAGTCGCCTTCGCCTGAAGATAAATTTCTTAATCTATTTGTGGCTTTTATATTAGTTTCTGTAACTAATACAGGTTGTTCGGGTGTAACTATCTCACCTGTTTTTTTATCTCTAACAGCAGGTAATACTTTATATACACCACCCTCAGGACCATGAATAAAAGGGAACATGCCTGGCGGTACCACAAATGCATCAGGGTGTGTTAATGCTGTTTCTGCATTTTGGAATATAACATTGCCTACTTTTTCTTCTTCATATCTGTCTGGGTCAAACTCTTCATCTTCTTCTGGTGCTGTCTCTGATGATATAATTGGAATAATTGACTTACCATCTTTTAACTTACTAGCAAAAACTAATGGGTTAGTTGCTGTACCACGTCTAGAACATCCTTCACAACCTCCTGGGTTAGCTGCTTCAAAACTTGTACATGGATGCACACCTTGGAACGTAGCTGCCTTTAAGATAGTAGCTTCACGATTATAGTCTTTAGCACCTTCTGATATAGTATGTATTGCAGTCTCTTGGTCTACACATTTACTAGCTACAGTCAGTCCAGCGGTCCATAGTTCATAGCTAACTTCATTAGGTTTCTCCATCATGTGTTTAATCTGATGACACCCATAGCCATTCATACTAGATTCTAATAACTTAGCAAAGCTATTCTCAAAGTTACTGCCACCTTGTGCTTGGCGTTCTTCTTCTGTCATGCCCTTTTTGGCAGCTTTAATAATATCGGCAAAGGATAAGTCTTCTTCACCTAGAAACTCTTTAAACTCTGTAAAGTTATACTGGAGTATAACATCGCTAATTACACTCGTAGGTGATGGGGGATTAGTTTTATAGTTATGGCAATTAGGTGTGCGAGTTAAACGAGCTGGGTCAGCTGCAACGCCAACGTCTACCTTTAATCCGTTATCTAAACAAAACTTTTTAAACTTCTCAGCATAAACTTTCCATGTATCAATAGGTATGTTCTCACCAAACATCCAAAAGCCCCATATGCCACGGCCTGAATCTAGCTTAGTTGGAGCTGGTAGATTAGTGTGTATGACAAAGTCATCAAGCGCTTTAAGGGCTTCTTCTTTAGACGCGTACTCTTTACCTTCACCTACATCTAAATCAACAAATAAAGAGCTAGACCATACTGCATCTACTTTACGTCTTGCATATCCTTTGAATGTACTATGTGTAACATAGATATTATGTTTTAAAGATTTTAATTCTTCAATCTTAGGTTCAAGGTCATCTACAGATTCAACATAATAGTTAGCTACTTTACCGCCATCTACAGGTTCAATCGTTGTTATGCAGTAGACGCCCTTTGAAGGTAGCATCTTTTTATAAAATTCGGTTATCCCAATACTCATATTATCTTTCTATTTTTAGAGTCAACACTACCCCGCCACACCAATGTGTGCTTTTTAAAATTGCCAGGAATCTATTATTGTACTACTAAATCTTGTTTAGTAATTTATCTTCAATATAATATTTAGCATCTTTAAGATTGACAACGGGTAATAAATTTGACTCGTAGTCTTTAGATACAATATCAATAAAGTTATTTATCTTAGTACAATTTTTATCTCTAACATACTGCCCTCTAAACCAACTATGGATAGTCATACGAGACACACCAAAGGCTTGTGCTACATAAAGAGCAGGCAGGTTAGCTTTGACACATAATTTAGCTAACTGCACACCAAGCCTTGTGGGGTCTAGCGTGGCTAGAGAACCTAAAAACTCATCACTATAAGGTCTTGCCATAATTTTCCTTAAGATTTAGTAGACCATTTTTTCATCACATCACTTGCACTATTCATAGGTTGTGATGGAGCTTGGTTAGACTCTCTTAGGATTGGTTCAACTATGTCAACTGCGTCTCCAACAGATTGTGTAGCTTCCGCCTGTGGTGCACTAGGTGTAACCACTTCTTCTGCCGTACTATCCGTTTGGAATACTGTTAACTTAACTGCTGATTCTGCTGCCGCAGATTTACCTTGTCTTTGCAGTACTTCAATGTCAGCTTGATTAACAGCCGCTGCAGGACTAAATAAAATCTTAGGTGTTGAAGCTTTTGCATCGAATTGCATTTTAGTAACTACACGACCAGCGCTTACATTGTTATTAGCTAACAACTGAACATAAGGTCTGAATGGATACTTACCACCTTCTTCTTTGCCGAAACATGATGTCGCAGGTAAAACTAATTGCATAACATCGCCAGCTGGGTCAGAAGGAAGTACAACTGCCATTCTCCATGATAAACGACACGCAGTACCCGTACCATTAGCACCTGAATTTTTAGCACTAAATTGACAAGTATCGCACGTTTTAGATTGAGGTGTCTTGACTTCAACATCAGGTACACGAGAGTCACTAGACCAACATGTCGGACTAATCTTTTCGCCTTCCTTGTATGATTGAGCATAGAAAGTTCTTGATGCAGTATGCGCCATCTTAACTATGATTACATCCATATAGTTATTTTCTGACACGCTAACTTCTTTACCGCCTACAACTTTACGGAATGCTTTACCTCGAATTGAAATACGTTTACTACCTTGGTTAACGGAACCACCCGCAACGGCTAGTGTATCTTCGTCTAGACCTGTTTGGATTAAGCCACCGCTATTTTGTAATATTACTGATAATTCTGAACTCATATTATTCTCCACTAATTATTTACTGGTTGGTTTGCGTACAGTTATGTTGAACTCTCTTAGGGTATTGATGCCTGGTGGCAATCCGTCATCTTGTCGAGTACTCATAAATTCTTTAAAGTTTGCATTACTAATCCGTTGTTGTAATAAATCCAATGCTTGATTCTCTAATATAAACTGTTTGAAATTATCCCAATCATTGCATACATATGTTTCTCTTAAAGACTTTATAACTGTACCACTTCCCGTTCTAACGCTTTCTGCATTTATATCGTTGCAGTAGACTAACATAGCTCTTTCTAGTTCGTCTAAATCCGCTTTTAACTCAGCATCTTTAGCTTCAAACTGTCTGGTTATATTAGCCCTCTCTGTTCTAATAGTCAAGTAAGTTTTGACTAATTCTTCTAGATTTAAATCACTCATCATCGCTCCTATCAACTATTAAACCAAATATACATATTGCTGCTACCCCGATTACAAATGCTACAAACATCCTAACTGCAAATGCTTCCATTATCTTTTCCTTCCTTTCTTAATTTCTTTTCTAGTTTTATGTTCATACCATACTACATTTACTACTGTGATAATAAATACTACGCTTGCAATAATTGTAAACCACTTAAGGTAAATCATTTTTTCTTATCCTTTCCTATAATACTATCCATAATAGCTTTATTTTTTATTTTTCTATTTTGCATCTCATCTAACTCATACAACACTTCAAACAATATTATTACTATAAATCCTACCCACCATAACCAACTTGCATGAAAGTTATATAGAAGAAAAGCTGCCATAAAGTTATTTAATATCACGCTTCTATTTCCTTTATAAATGCTTTGTAATCAGCTCTATCCATGTACATTCTTAATACTGCTTTTAAATGCACAACATCTTCTATTCTCTCTTGGCGTTCTTCTTCTTCATAATGTTCTGGATCACTTAAAAATTCAAGTAATAATTTAGTTTGTTCTTGTAAGTCTTCTATAACTATTTCTTGTACCTCATATTCATCTATCTCATATTGTATATCTATTATTTTATTACTCATGCTTCTATCTCCTCTCTATATAAATCGACTAGCTTGGTATGCATATCCACTTTGCCTTGTAACATTGAATACATCTTGCGTTCAATATCTGAACCTTGTAAGTGCACCACAGTCATCTTATTTACTTGTCCTACCCTGTCGATACGAGCTACACATTGTAAATATGTTTCAACTGATAGTACAGGGGACCAAAACACGACGGTATCTGCACGAGTAAGAGTTACACCATGCGATGCTGACTGTGGTTGAATGATTAAGACACGAGGGTCATCCATGGTTTGGAACCTACTAATAATACTTGAGCGGTCTGTTGCTGATACGGCTCCGTTAATAATTTCATTAGTGATACCTTTAGCATTTAAGTTTCTAGCAACGACTTCAATCGTGTGTCTGTAAGGTACAAATATAATAATCTTATTAACTGTTTCTTCTATGACTTCAAAGAGAGCGTTCATACGAGGGCTTATATCAAACTCAACTACTTCGTGCTTGTCAGTATATACTGCACCACCTGATATTTGTAATAACTTATTGACATTAGCCGCAGCATTGACCGCAGTAATTTGTTCTCCCGCAGCTTTAATAAGCATCTCACTTCGTAGTGCCTTATAGAATTTCTCTACTTGCGGTGTCAATGGAATATCTCTTGTCTGATACATGACGTCGGGTAAATCTAAACAATCATTTTTAGCAAACCTAATAGCGGGTTGTAATGCTTTAAAGATTTCTGTCTTAGCAGTCTTCTTCGGAACCCATTTAAATCTAGATACTTGAGTCATGACTTTATCTCGCCATGCTGCGGTAAGTTTTGGTACTCTATGTGGACAGACTAACTTAGCTAAACCAAATGCATCAAGAGGTGATTGAGACGCAGGTGTTCCTGTCATCATCCACAGTTTAGTAGAAGGTTTTAATATCTTAGCTAGCGTCTTCCATCGTGAGGTTGATATTGTTTTATAGGCGTTAGCTTCATCAATCACAACTAAATCAAAGTTAGCTTTCTCAATTTCTTCTCGTACGATAGCTACACCATCATAGTTAATAACTACAAACTCATAGTCGCTTTCAATAATCTTCTTACGCTTTTCTGCCGTACCATGTGCAACAGCTACAGTTCTATGCATACAAGTATTAAATACATCGCCCTGCCATGCTGAATACATAATAGAAAGAGGGCAAATAATAAGTACACGTTTAATCTTTTTTTGTGCCATTAGATAATCGCAAGCCCATAGCACAGATGAAGTCTTACCTGTACCTGCTTCATTAAAACAGAAAGCTTTATGATTAATAGATAAAAATTCGGATGTTATTTTTTGATGGTCAAATGGTGTAAATATTCCTGGCCATTTATAATCTCTAGTGATGGGGGAAGGTAAGTTATTTCTGAATGATACTAGTTCGTTAAGCCTAGTCATTTCGTCTAAGCCCCAATAAACTAATACATCTGCGATATTGCCACGACGCTCTAGCACTTCGCTTTTTTGTATGTTGTCTATAATTGTAGGCACTATATGTTCTGGCACTGTAAGTTTAACTGCTTGATTATTTATTATTTCCATCAATGTCCTAACTGAATAAAAACTAATACCCCTTACGGGGGTTAATCGGATATAACAGAGAGGGAAAGGAATCACGAGGATTGAAAGCTCACTCTATATCTGATATGGTTACACGGGTTATAACACTAGCCCCCAATGGTGCACTCATATCTTATCACCATCGTATTATATGTCAAGTACTATTTTTTCTTGCGTTCTCTTTTACTTGTTTCTGAAACTAAGTTACCTTGAGAGTCACGTTTAAATGAGCGGTTCTTTGCAACTGATTCAATACGTAAGCCATCTTTATTTAATCCACCTTTATCAAGTGCTTTAACATGAGCTACATCTTTACCAATTCGTTTAGGTGAGCGTTTTGTTACTGTACCAGTATCTCGTTTATCAATAGCACGGCGCCCACGTTGTCTTTCCATACGACGTTCGAGTTCACCTCTATCTTTTTGCTGTTGGTATTCTTTTTTATAAGGTCTTGCTTTATTTACATAGGCCATATGTGTCTCCTTTAGCTATATTATATCACCCTTTGTGGAAGTCACAGGTCTTGACTGGGCAGTATTTACATAGGGGTGTAGGGTTTGGTTGCCATGTATTCGTGTCATATGAATTATCAAGTCTTGCTAATGTAGGTGTAAAGTGGCCCCATGATTTATCCATATCTTCTCGTTTATATTCTTCGGGTATGAATGTATTATGCATCACAAATAATAACCCTGCTTTAACCTTTTGTACTTGAGGGAAATGAGCAAACGCCATCAACGCCATAAGTCTTAACTGTTTAGGGTCGGGATATTTATTACTTCCTGTTTTATAATCTACAATATAAGCATAATCATTATCCACAATAAGCAAATCAGCGATACCTCTAACCCACCTAGTGGCTTCACCAAACGCACAAGGGGTTTTATCTTTTGTAAGAGCCATTTCATGTTCAACATATTTGTCTCCTGGGATTGCAATCAAGTCGTCTACAAAGTTTTTAAAACGTTCGTAGTTCTTAGCTAGTGCTACACCGTCTCTTACATAATCTTCTAATGCCTTGTGTACCTCTGTCCCGTAAATCATTTGAGGTGAAGGAATAGTTTTGTAGTTATTAGCTACTCTTATCTCATAGTATTTCTTAGGACAGTTTTGGTATTCTTTAAGGGCAGAATAAGACCATGTGTAATTAGCCACTAAACAGGAGTCCTTCTTGCAATCTCTTTTGCAATCTTGGCACGTTTCTTGCCCGCCTCTTTTACTTTATCTAACATCTCATATAAAACTTTTAGGGTTAATGCTTTAAGTCTGTCTTTACCCGTCTTTGTTTTAAGTGGGTTAGCATGTCGTTTACTCTTGTGTACTTGTTGTGTTGCCATCTTCTACAATCTCCCAATTTTTATTATGTAGAGCATTCATCTGAGTTTCACCTTCGTGAATATCTAAATGACCATCAAAGAAAAACCCATTACCTTTTAAAAAGATTTCTATGTTAGCTATCACATCTTCTAATCCATCAGCTTCAAACTCTAATTTATTTTTATAGTCTAACTCTTTCATTTCTAATTTATACTTAGCCATCTTTTTTTTGCACCTCTCCTGTTGATTTATTAAGTTCATACTCTGCTAGTTTTTGATGTGTTTCTTTATGTTCTTTTAAATGCTGCCTAAAGATTAAATCAAAGTTTTTTTCAAACATATCGCTATTAGGTTTGGATTGTATCCAGTCTCCTGTTATATCATTCTTTGATGTCTTACTCATACCAACTCCTATTTAAAATACGGTCCAACCATCCATGTCACTACAGTATATCTTAAGCCTTTAGTCACAGGCTCTACACCATGCACCATGAATGAAGGGAATACTATAATATCACCTTTCTCTTGTGGCGGATATATCTTATCATGACTATTCATTATATAAAACTTACCGCCTTCAAAGTCATCATTAAGAATTGCTAGTGCAGTAAGCTTTCTTGTCTCATCACTATGCGTATGAAATGTATCTACATGAGCTTCGTACTTACCATTAACATCATACATTAAAAACTCTGCTTGATTAGAATGGGTAATATTATATTTCCAGTATTGATGGTTAATGTTTAAAGCACATGAAGTAAGTGTTGCACCTATGCCTTGGTTCATTGGCAGTGGGAGTCTTAGTACATTACGGATATTAAGATTGATATTCTTTTCAAGGTCACGCCCTTCACCAATAAAGGGTTGTTCTTTTTCTACCTCTGGCTTAGAATATTCTTCAATCAACTTGTCACAAAAAGCTTTTGATACTGCGTTCTTCATAACATAAGCTACATCTAAATGTTGTGATTGATTATTAGGTTCAACTATTGTTTTACTTATGCCTAAAGATTCTCTCTTATCATACTTCCATTCTGCATGAGGTCCATCTTGGTCTACATAATGTAAGAATACTTGTGCCTGCCATTTACCTTCTGTATATTTTTCTCTCCAATGATATTTATCACATCCACGATAAGCAACTGCATCGCCAATAGACATTTTAATTTCACTACCACCTGACTTATCTTCGCTATCACCCATGTAGATAGACCATACATCACCTTCAAAGCCTAGTGTTAATGTAGCTGATATTTCACAGGCGGGTCTGTCTCTATGTATAGCAAGTTCTTCGCCTTGAGTATCATATAATCTAGCGTATGAATAAGTAGGAAATAGTTTAAGCCCTAAAGCCTTTTCAAAGTAAGGTGTGCAATGTTCTAATAACTTATCAAATGCTACCGCACCATGCACTGCTTGTGACAGAGGGCATTGAGGGTCTTTAGTAGTTTTCTTTTCTTCTACTAATCGTTTAAGTTCTATTGTTAGTTCTTCACATGAATGTTTAGGTAAGAAATCTTTTAATAACACATACCCGTTATCTTTAAATTGTTTAGCAGTCTCCATAGCTTTCTCCGTAGTTAGCCTCACACGCAATAGGAAGTGTAGTACCCCAAGTTGGTGGAGTAGACATAATGTCTGTTATATATTTTAATGCATTGTCAACATCTGACTTTGATGTAACGCAAACAATCGCATCATGTACAGTTAATACAGGTTTATACTTCTCATTGATAGCAATCATCTGCTCACCTACAATAATACGAGCCAATGCTTGTACCACATTCTCTACAACCGAGCCACCCCATATAGGTATTCTACCCCTACGAGACTTATAAAAGAATTTATCTCTACCATCTTCTCGCTCTTTACTAAGTTCGGGATACTGAATATAAAGTCCATTAGGTAATTGTATTCCTATTGGTGTTACTCGTAGGCACTTATGATTTCCCAAGTAATAAGGTTCTTTACCCTCTATCCAATTAGCCATATCATTTAATGCTCTATCACATTCTTCCCATAACTTAATAACTTTATCGTTTACTTGTCTGTAAACTTTAACAAGACGTTGACACTCTAAGTCATCTAGGTCAGCCCCAGGTGGTTGAGTCTTTAATGTATGTTGTAGCTTACTCCACCCTGTCCCGTAGCCTAAGCCTAGCGTACAAGTCTTACCTACAAATCGTTCTATCGGGTTAGCTTTAGTAATTGGTTTGCCATACACCTTAGATGCAAACTCTGAATATACATCTCGACCTTCTCTATACCACTCTACAATATCATCTTGCCCTGCAAGCCATACTAAAACACGAGCTTCAATCTGAGATGAATCTGAATTAATAACGACAGAGCCGTGAGGTGCAACTACGGCGTTCTTTAATGCCTTCTTCTTTTTATCTCTTGACGGAAGGTTTTGGAAGTTAACCTTATCACTACCTGCCCATCGCCCTGTATGAGCACCATAATATTTAAGTGGGATAGGAAGTTTACCCTTATTACGTGAGGCAATGTCTAAGAATCTTTTAATCCTTGACTCCTCAATAGTTGATTTAGTACCTAGTCTTACGGCACATAGTTCTTGTATGAATGGGTCTTCATGTTCTGTAAGTTCAATAAACCCTGTGTCGTTCTTAGCCAACGCAAATGTTTCTTTGTCTGTTGTAGGGCTTATCTTCAAAGGGACTGTCACGCCGAGTTCTTGTAGTAGTTCTGCAAATTGTTTATTAGATGCTAACTTCTGTCTAACTTCTTCTTCGGTCTCGCATTTTAATCTATTCATTAACGCACTCAAGACCTCTGACTTTTCTTTTTCAATTTCATCAAGTCTATCACTTAACAAAGCATCATCAAGGTGTAGCGTAGGTTGCGTATACATTCTAAGTGTTATATCAATTAACTTAATCTCGTTCTCTGTAAATGCACTTGATAATACTTTAAATAATTTAAGCGTTAGTTCTACGTCGTTAATACAGTAGCTACCGTACTTATCCAAGTCATAATCATTGAAATCTTCTAAGCGTTTACCTTTAGCATCAATAACTTCTGTGCCTTTCTTACCTAGATTGTATCTTTCTACGAGAGCGGCAAGGCTTCCACCAGCGTCAACCCCATGAATAGCACGAGCCATACCGAGAGTATCGAAATACAAAGCAGGGATAATATCAAAGCAGAAAGAAAGAATCGCTCCATCAAACTGCGTGTTGTGACAAAGTAAAGCAGAGTTAGTCCAATCGACCTTATCCAATTCTTGTTTGATGATGTCATGTGTACCACTAATCCACTTAGTTTCATCTTCGTTCTTTTTAATGCCAACGCCAATAACTTGGAAACTCTCATGTCGTATGTATTCCTCTGTTGTTAAGCCCGACAGGCTATAGCCTTGAGCATAGTAGGTTTCAAAATCTAGTGTAATTAAATCCATTATATGTCGTATCGTTTTTTAAATTGATTATAAGTTACATCTGTTAAATATAGTTTTTTATTGTAATTATCGTAAGCTTTTCTTAAATGTTTTACTTTATAACTTCCATATCCTATAAGTGCCTCGGGGTCTTTGTTGCTATTAACTGTATTCTTTTTAGCTTTTTCGTCGCAAGGTATACATAGATTGAAAGATTTATATCTACCTATTTTTTTATCTGACCTAGCCTCAATTGATTTGCGTTTACTACAACTAAAACAATAAAAATCTTCCATCATCTATCCTTTTTTTGCATATTTCGCAAATTCGTCACGACATTCTGTTGAACACCAACGTCTATCGTCGTGTAATTCTTTCTCACACCATAGGCATTTGCCCGTAATGTTAGAGGGTTTCTTTATGTTTTTACCTGCGTTGCTAATTCCTGCATCTATCATGCGTTGCATTTGGTCATTAGCTACATCTACATCATCACTCATACTGTCTTCGCAAATTTAAAATGTTTAGCCCAATTACTTTTACTACCTGCGGGCATAGGTTTTGGTAGATTAATCTTGCCTTCTTTTGCTAACTTACGTACACGATGTGTGCGACCTGATGCGTGCATTATGATATGGTTTCTTCCCACATTAGGGTGGTCTTCTATGTATTTATTTACTATTTCAATTAGTTCTTCGTCTGTTACTTTTTGATATGCTCTCATGTTATGGTTATATACTCTATGTCTAAATCGTTAAAATTAATAAGTGTAAGCTTGTCTTGTCTACCAAATCGGGTATATATTTCATAGAGTCCTTTGCCTTGCTTGACTCCATTTTGTTTTAATTTGCGTAGTACCCATCGGTAAAGTAATTCTCTATCTATAACTAGCCAACCACTTGCTCGTTCAAATACTATATAGTTTGCATTGCCTTTAATCCAACCTTTGTCCCCCCTTACATTAGTACCCTCTATCCAAGTGCTATCATCTTGTGTAGCATTGTCATACTTGTTTATTTTCTTTAAGCCCTTGACATCAAATTTAAAAGGCGTATCACCCAATATAGGCAATACACCCTCAATGTCCCAATGTTCTTTTATATCTTGGTCAACAGTCGCCCAAGTAACATTAGTTAAATGTTTAGCAAATCTTTTCTCTGCATCTTTACCTCGATTGAAATCGTTAGAATAAACAGGGTTCGTAATCATTGACGTTAAATGGCTCTACCTTTTGTTTAGGAAGTTCAACCACTATAACATCTTTATTATTTTCTGTAAACCATTTTGCTTCTTTACGAGACCAACGATACTTTCTTATAACTTCACCTTCGTCGTCTAGAATAGCATGTGTAAAAGGCATAGCGTCTGACATATAATAAACTCCAATATATAAC